TCCACCGACCATTGCATTATTTCCATTCATACCGAAGATTGTCGGTCTTGTGAAAATAGCACCATCCTTATAAAATTCAATACCGAGTTTAGGAATCGAACCCTTAAGTAAATCACCGACTTTCCAGCCTTTTGGACTTACTGTGAAATGTGGCATTTTTATATCAGGAAATTCCAATTTCATTCCACCGAATATACCTTTGATTTTTTCAATCACTTTGGATATACCCTCTTTAGCTGTGTTGAATGGCTTCAGCATAATGTCTTTAACTTTTGAGAATGTGTTTTTCAATTTGGTCACCAAACCACTGAAAAAAGATGTAAAATTATTCCAAATGCCTTTCACAGCTGACCAAGCAGATTGGAAAGTATTGCTGAACCAAGATTTTACAGAACTAAACACATTTTTAATTCCTGACCAAATATTTTTAAAATATGAAGTCCAACCTGATACGATACCTTTGATAGACTCCCATGCGCCCTTGAAATCGCCTGACAATACTGATTTCACAACGGAGAAAATACCCTTAATGGTATTCCAAATATTGCGAAAATACCCTGTCACAACCGACCACACAAGTTTGACACCTTCCCAAGCAGTTTTAAACGCACCTACGAAAAATGTCTTGACAACCGAAAAAATCTGTTTGATGTTGTTCCATACCATTTGAAAATATGAAACTGCAACTGACCATACAAGTTTAATACCTTCCCAGGCCACCAAGAATCCTGAAACTAAATTGTCTTTTAATACAAAGAAACTTTGTTTTATACCTTCCCACAAAATTTCAAAGTAAGGTTGTACCTCGTTCCACACACTTTTGATAGTTTCCCATGCATTTATGAAGAAATTACGGAATCCCTCGCACTCATTCCATAGGGTTGTAAATCCGGCTACCAATAAGGCTATTGCCGCCACAATTCCAACAATAATCCAAGTTGTAGGGTTGGCTAATATAGCCGAGTTCATTGCCCATTGAGCTATTGTATAACCTGTTACAACTGCCGTAAGTGTGGTTAAGGCAACTGCTAGAACCGCCACTGCCGAACCAATAGCTTTCATAGCAGTAGGATGTTCTCTCGCCCATTCAAGCGCACTTACCATAGCACCACTTACCTTTTCAATGGCTGGCGCAAAGTATGTTAATAACTCTGTTTTTAATGTGGTAAATGCAGTTGTTACAGGTTCAATGGCAGTTGCCAAATTAGCTTCTGCAAGAATGTTTTCAGCAGTTGCTTCTTTAGCTTCCATTTGCGCTCCGGCAGTTTCCCTGTAAGTTTCAGCCGCCCCACCATATAAGGTTGTTAAAGTGTCGGTGATTAAAGCCTGTCTTTCCTGTTCCGTTGTACATTCAGACAAAGCAACATTAAAGGCGTCTTCAGCAGTAGTAACATCTTCTGACATATACTTTGCAAACATTGTGGCAGCTTCACTAGACCAATTGAGCGCATCAGCAAGATTACCTGTGACTTTACCTGTTTTTGCAGTTTCATTTGAACTTTCTGCAAGTGCTTCAACAGGTAAACTGTCCTGATAAGTACCAAATACACCTGTAGTAATTGTTACCCATTTATTCAAGTCTTCTTGATTTTTTGCCATTTTAGAAATGTTATTAGCAGTTTCAACTGCCCTGTCATCCTCACCAAATACTGCATATAAATCTTTCCAAGTGTCTGTTGCAGTTTCGGTACTGAACCCCATTTCATCAAATGATGTAGTAAGGGTGGTCATATCCTGTCTTAATTCTCTTGTGGCTTCAGGTAAATCCCCAAGATAACCGATAAACTCGCCTACCTTACCAATAGCATTTTGAATGGCATTGGAAGCTAAGTCGGCAACTATACCTTTTAAAACTGTGAAACCATCCCCTGCGTCTTTCGCCGAATCTTCTACATCATCAAAACCTTTTTTCTGATCACGAAGTTCTTTTTCACAATTACTTATTGCCTGACGAAGATTTTCTTCGGCTGTTTGAGCATTAGAAAGTTGTGTCCTTAACTTGGATGCTTCTGTGGAATTTTCGCCATATATTTCAGCCGCCTTTTTCGCTTTTTGCGACAATGCTTCTGTTTTTCTTTGGGCTGCTTCTAACTGCGCTTCAAGGTTCTTATGTGACGCTTGCAAACCTTCTACTGTTTTTCCTGTTGCTTTCATTTGAGTTTCATTCAACTTTAATTCAGCACGAAGTTCTGTTAATTCCTCGCCTGACTTCTTTATGGCATCATTAAACTCGCCTGTTTCAGCAGTAAATTTAATTTTTGCTTCATCTTTGGCTTTAGCCATCTATCTCACCCCTTTCCTTTATTTTTTTTTCGTTCTTTCTCAATTGCATAATTCAGCCAAGAATCATAAGCAGTTTTATCTTCCACCACTCCAAATAAGAAACTAATATCTGAATACCAAAAGATGCTTTCAGGTATTTCTAAAATAAGGACATAGTAAGTGTAGTAATCTTCTACATCCTCTAATTCAAATTTAGGTGGTCTTATGCTATGCTCTCTTGCCTTTGTTTTACTTATGAAGGCTTCCCTGAAGCCTGCGCTTTTTTTGGTTGTGTCAATGCCTTTGCCGCCCTACCTACTGCACCTCTATCTGAACCACATTTGATAATAAATTCTTCTTCACTCATCAAATTCTGTTCATTCATATTTGCACATACATAAGCTGTGTAAAGAATTGTAATTGAAGATAATTCTTCAGCATTGTTTTTTGAAAGGTTATTCATAGCCAAATTGTATCTGTTGTAAAGAGAAATGTTTTTACTCTTCAACTGATATATTGCGTAAAATGCCAAAGTCATTTTTACTTTAGATCCGTCTTCAAATTCAAATTCATAAAATGTATTTAATTTGTTTTCCATAGTTTTTTTTCTCCTTATAAACAAATTAAGGTCATCACCTATAATGGCAATGACCTTGTTTTATTGTTCTATTTCTTTGTTGATTTCTTTGCTTTTGTACTTTTAACTTCAGGCTCTTCAACCTTTTCAGGTTCAACAGGCTCTCCGTCAGGTTCTTCATCAACCTTTTCTACTTCTTCAGGCTCTTCAACCTTTTCAACTAATGGTCCAACCTCCAAGATTTCTGCAAATCTTTCTTCTGTAACATCTAATATTTTGTCTTTTTTATGGATTATTTTTGTATACTTATCCTTAAATTTTACTAATACCTTTACTTTCATAAAATATTACCTCTTTTCTTTCTATACAGATTTAACCTGTACCATAGCAGGTGTGAAGTCTGTCATCCAAGTTGTTTTTGCAGTTTCATCAGTTAATTCAGAAGCAAGTGCTTCATACATACCATTGCCGAACTCGTCAGGCTGGATTGATACTTCAAGTTCAATCTCTGCAACTTCTTCAGCACCATTTTCAATTTTTCTTGAAACACCTGTTTCAATAACACAGTTAGGGTATGCTTTAAACTTTTCAACACCATCTTCATCAAACACATGTTGTGTAGTTGAAAAATTCTTATGTACAGAGTTCTGACCATAAGCCTTTACACCTTCAATTAAAGTGTCAAGTTCCATTCCATATGCCTGTATATAAATATCATAAGGCATATGCATTGAAATGTTTAATTTGCCTGTGCCTGTACCTTTAACTACCTTTTTTACAACAACACCTCTACAAGATTTTGTTGTTACCTTTGAATCAAGTTCCTCTTCACAAGAGCCAACACAATCAGCCTTTTCGTATTTTTCTGCGTCCTTAAACTTGATTCCCATTTCTCTTAATTCAAATTCTGAAAATACTGTACTCATTTCGGTACTCCTTTCTTTAATCTGTTATTTTTTCTACTAATCTACCGATACAACGCTCAATGATTTCATTTTGAACATTTTCAGCACCACGAAAGAAAAAGAACTGTGCGCCAATATGTCTGCGTGTATTTGTTCCGTCATCAGGAAAATATAAATATTGATAATTCTTTGTTGTAGTCACAGTTATAGATAAATTTCCTGTGATATTTCGCAATGAATTAGCGGTTTTAGCAGGTCTTTTTTTTCCTAACCAAGTCCTACCTGATGTAGGTATTAACCTTTTAATGGATTCTTGCATAATACTTCCGGCTTCGTTGTGAAGTACATCATTGATGACTTTTTCAACATCACCTTCATAGTCTTTCATTGCCTGTACTAAATTATCTGCTTCTGAAATGTCTATCTTAAATTTTGCTGGCATAACATCACACTTTCACCGCTTTTACAAACTCTAAAGTCAGTATTTCTACAACTTTGTTTGTGTTCGGCTTTAAATCATAGTTGTATTCTCCGTCATTACCTGAAAACCTTATTCCGGCTATCTCTTCCATTTTGTTAATGACTTCGATTTCCAACCCTTCAGGTATGAAGTTTTCACGAACTATATGAACATTATAGGTGTATGTGTACCCTGATTTATTGGAATTGGTGCTTAATCTCTTTCTATCAAACACAATGTAATCCCATTGCATATCTTTCATCTTGTTATCAACAATTCCATAGAATGTGTTGCTATCAATCTCTTCAAGTTTCTCTTTGATTTTTTCAAGAACCAATTGCACCAACTCCTTCCAAATACCAATACATTTCAGTTCGTGTCTTATCTATGTATGAAACATCATACAAATAGCCATCAATAACTGCCTTGCACATATTATCAACACCCTTGACATACCTTGTCTTTACTTTCAGGGTTAGCGAAAAGCCTGATTGTTCTGCAAAAGTTAAATCTCTTTCCCTTTTAGCAGCTTCTTCATAAGCAAGTTTTACAATGAAATCTAAATCATCCATTACAGATACATTCAGTTTCGCTGAAAAGTCTGATTGCCTTGGTTTTTCACGATATATGGAAATTACTCCGTCATTGTATTTACTAAACTCACTATTCTTCATCTTCGCTTACCTCGTTGTTTTGATAATTCAAAACTTCATGTTTTCTTTGTATCTGCGCAATTTCATTTGAATAATTATCATCAAACTCATTTGTTGCGTGATTCCATTCATAAAGACAATATGACTTGAACAAATTGTTTTCCTGTCCGGCTATATTGAAATCAAAATTAGGGTCGGAAATCCCCAACTTATGAATTAAGGTAGGGATTGCCGACTCAATAATTTCTTTCAATCGTGCGTTTGTATCATCATCTTCCCAAGTAATATTAAGTTTTCGTTTTACCTGTTCAAATAATTTTTCATTCACGATTTACAACCTCACAATCTACTATGCGTTAAGAACCTCTTCAAGATTCTTAACAGTAATGTAAGCAGGTTCAAGACCTGAAATATCAAGGTACAATGCAGATGTGTTGTCGAATGCTCTACCCGCTCCATACTGCTTAACCTTGAAATATCTCATATCTTCAAGGAACTTGTATTCATCTGAATACTCGATAACACTATTCTTTTCGCCACCCATTCCCATGAAGTATTCATTCTTAAGGAAGAGAACTGCATCACCATCTTCAAGCACATTTGAAATGTAAACCTTTGTTGGAATTGGGAATAAATCATTTACATATACACCATTTGCATTTAATACAGTTGTGGCTGGCATTACCTTTGTTAAGTAATCGTTCTGATTACAGATAAGACCAAGTTCTGTAAACTTTCTCTTCTTGCCTGCTTCTGTCTTTGCCATTTTTGAAGCCAAAGCACCATATGATACAGGGTCAAAAGAAACAACTGGTTCCTTTGCTTTAGCCGGATAACCTGTTTCTTCAGAGAATGCTACACCCTTATGGATATCTCTGATAAGACCGATTGGCTGCTTAACACCTGTACCTAATACAATGCCTTCTTCAAGTCCTTCAAGGATTGCTTCAGCAAGT